TTTTGAACGAGCTTTAACTGTATTATAAAAGCGTGTAATATCGCATACAAATAGCCCCATGTTTCACGTGAAACTTCCGTGTAAAAAATTTTTTAAAAATTGAAAACCTATGAAAAATCATGAAAATCCTGCCGTGGTCGAAAAGAAGTTAAAGCTTGAACTACGGCTCGCGCTCCTTGAGAAGAACGAAGATTGCCAAAAAGATTTTTTAAAATTTGTAAATGCTATGTGGCCTGAGTTTATTGCAGGCCGGCACCACAAGATCATCGCGGAGAAATTAGAAAGGGTCGCGAGCGGCGAGCTAAAAAGATTGATTATTAACATGGCACCACGGCACACAAAGAGTGAGTTTGCGTCTTTTCTGTTTCCTGCGTGGATGATGGGTAAGAATCCGAATATGAAGATCATACAGGCGACGCACACGACGGAATTAGCGGTAAACTTTGGTCGTAAGACAAAAAACCTTTTGGAGGTGGACGGTTACAAGGATGTGTTTCCTAATGTTAGGTTATCTGCGGACAGCAAGGCCTCTGGTCGGTGGGACACTAGCGCGGGAGGGATGTACTATGCCGTGGGCGTAGGTTCTAACCTCGCGGGCCGTGGTGGAGATTTGATTATTATTGATGATCCTCACTCGGAGCAAACGGCGATGTCGGCGTCTGGTTTTGAGGATGCGTGGGATTGGTACACGGGTGGTCCTCGTCAGCGTTTGCAGCCGGGAGGTTCGATAGTAATTGTTCAAACAAGGTGGTCAGAGAAGGATATGACGGGTCAATTGTTGAGGGCTATGGCAAAAGACCCTTTGGCGGATCAATGGGAGGTTGTGGAGTTACCGGCTATATTTGAGGATGGTTCTCCTTGTTGGCCGGAGTATTGGAGTATTGAGGATTTGATTGCGGTTAAGGCTTCTATTCCTCCTAGCAAGTGGAATGCTCAGTATCAGCAGAATCCTACGGGTGATGAGAATGCGATTATCAAGCGCGAGTGGTGGCGTTTGTGGGAGAAGGAGAAGGTTCCGCAGTTGGAGTATGTTATCCAGAGTTTGGATACGGCTTTTTCTAAGAAGCAGACGGCGGATTATTCGGCTATAACGACATGGGGCGTGTTTTATCCTAATGAGGGTGGTGGTGGTCCTAATTTAATTTTGTTAGACAGTAAGAAGGGGCGTTGGGATTTCCCTGAGTTAAAGCAAGTGGCGTTAGATTTGTATAATTTTTGGGAGCCTGACACGGTTATTATTGAGGCCAAGGCGAGCGGTACGCCGTTGACGCAAGAGCTTCGTGCACAGGGGATCCCTGTGGTCAATTTTACTCCGAGCCGGGGTAATGACAAGGTAACGAGGGTGCACAGTGTGTCGCCTTTGTTTGAAGCGGGAATGGTTTGGGTGCCTGACGAAACTTGGGCGGATGAGTTGGTTGAGGAGGTTGCGGCCTTTCCTAATGGAGAGTTTGACGATTTGGTGGATAGTATGACGCAGGCTCTTATGCGCTACCGTCAGGGTAATTTTGTGCAGTTGCCGACAGATGACTGGGAAGATGGCGAAAACTCTGCTAGAGTGCGAGTATATTATTAACGTTTCTATCGGTTAACCCACGGGACATTACAATGGCGACGAAAAAAGTTATGGCGACTAAGACTAAGCCTCGTTCTAGTTTGGTTGCAGCAGGCCGAGGAGCATCGGCTATGGCGACTAGGACTAAGGGTCCTGTCAACTCTTTGTCTACCGAACGTTTATCCAAACCAATGCAAAGCATGGATGTTAAGAAGAACCTTAAACCAAAGCGGCCTACTGTTTCTCAGAAGGCCGCTAAAATGATTGGAAAAAATTTAAAGGGTATGGGCTATGCCGGCACGGCGCTTGCATTAGGCCAAGCGGCTCTTAACGGTATCCGATCTCTTGAAGAGGGTAAAAAATCCGGCACACCCAATTCTTTTAGTCCTAAAGGGCGCACCAAAAAATGAGTACCACTGCGGTTAATCTGGGTGCCGGGGGTTTTGTTTCTTATTTTGAGGACGGGGGTGCTGCCGTTAGTTTAGATGATACCTACTCGACTGAGCCGCAAGAGGTTGTTGTTGAGCCTGAGTATGAGGAAACAGGTTTTTTCCCGGCGATCTATGACAACCTGAAGGATACGTCTATCTCTATGGATCAGATACGAAACTCGGGTCGATCTAACCAAGAGCGCAGTGAATTCTATTATCCAGAGGGTGGCCCCACCTTTTTTGAGACATTAGCAGAAGATTTTAATTACCCTACTGAGGCTGACGGCGGTATTAAACCCTTAATGGGGAGAAATAGGTTTGAAGTCCCGCGATCCGACCTCCCTAAGACACAAGAACTGGAAGATGCTCGGGGACACATGTTGGCTTCGGCGCTTGCGGCAAGTAAATATGGTCCTGAGACTGCGGAGTCGCTAGGTGACTTTAAAGAAGACTTCTTTTTTATAGGAAGCAATGCGCCTAATGCTATTATGGACAAGCGGAACAATGCCGTTGGTATTGATATATTCAAAAAAGCCGGTATGGGTGCTACTCCCGCCGAGCTTACTAAAATGGTTGACAGTCAAATATTTGATCAATTGAACACCATTCTAGGTCGATCTCTTGAAGATCAGGATGCGCCTGATTCTCAGCCTCGATGGCGTAAAAACTTTAAAAGTCCGCCTACTGGTCCCGACCTTTACTTTCCTAGAAGAGAGTCAGGGAAGTTTATTTCAGATGGTTTTTGAATAAAAAAGGCCTATCGGCATAATAACGACTTATATTTTTAGGAAAGGCTATGGCTAACGGAACAACAAATGCAGGACTGATGGATCGAAATGTTCCGTCTCAGTTAAACGTTGACGACTTAAACGCTGAAATCGAGCTTGAATTGCCCGGCTCGCAAAACGATGTTATGGCTATGGTACAAGCCGAAGATGTTGGACGCATTGAAATCACCCCCGAGGAAGATGGTGGTGTTGTGATTGATTTTGATCCTAGCGATCAACGGGGAGAAAACGGTGAGTTTGATGCTAACCTTGCTGAAGAAATGCCTGAGCGAGAGCTTCAACGTGTTTCGTCTGAACTGATAGGGGAGTTTGATTCTAACAAAGCCAGTCGTCAAGATTGGGAAGAAGCTTATTCGAGTGGTTTAGAGTTGCTTGGTTTTAATTATGAAGAGCGCACTCAACCTTTTCGCGGAGCCTCTGGCGTAACGCATCCTTTATTAGCCGAAGCTGCAACGCAGTTTCAAGCGCAAGCGTTTAATGAACTACTGCCGCCTTCTGGTCCTGTCCGTACTGTAGTAATGGGCAAGAAGACCGCCACTAAGACGCAGCAGTCTCAGCGTGTCCAACAATTTATGAATTATTACATTACTAATGTAATGGAAGAATACACGCCTGACATGGATCAGATGTTGTTCTTTTTACCTTTAGCCGGTTCTACCTTTAAAAAAACCTACTACGACGAAACTTTAGACCGAGCGGTATCTAAGTTTGTACCGGCGGAGAATTTGGTTGTTCCTTACGAGACGGCGGATCTTGCGTCTTGCCCCAACATCACTCAAGTAGTGCGGATGTCGTTAAACGATTTGCGCAAGAGGCAGGTTGCAGGGGTTTATTTAGACGTCGATGTAATACCGTCACAAGGTGAAACAACTTCTTTGTCAGGAGAGTTAGATAGAATTGAAGGGGTTGACCCTAGCCAGATAGATTATGACTGCACTATCTTGGAGTGTCATGTCGATCTTGATCTAGAGGGCTACGAAGATGTTGATGACGACGATGAATTTACGGGAATTAAAATACCTTACATTGTTACTATATCGGAAGACAACGGTCAGATACTGTCTATCCGCAGAAATTATCTAGAAGACGATCCTCTTCGCAAAAAAATAAATTATTTCACGCATTACAAGTTTCTTCCCGGCTTTGGTTTTTATGGCTTAGGCTTGATACACACCATTGGCGGATTATCGCGGACCGCGACTTCTGCACTGCGGCAGTTGATTGATGCGGGGACATTGTCTAATCTCCCTGCGGGATTCAAGGCCCGTGGCCTACGGATCAGAGACGATGATGAGCCTCTTCAACCGGGCGAGTTCCGTGACGTTGATGCACCGGGTGGCGCGATTCGCGACAGCTTAATGCCTTTACCTTTCAAGGGTCCCGATCAAACGTTATTTCAGCTTTTGGGTTTTGTGGTAGACGCTGCTCAACGTTTTGCAACGATCACGGATCTTAAGGTTGGTGATGGTAATCAGGGTGCTGCGGTTGGTACGACCATGGCGATGATGGAGCAGGGAGCACGGGTAATGAGCGCGGTACACAAGCGTTTGCATTACGCCATGCGTCAGGAATTTAAGATTCTTGCGCGTGTTATGGCGGAAAGTTTGCCGGCGGAGTATCCGTATTCTGTTCCGGGTGGTGATGAAACGATTATGCGTGAGGACTTTGATGACCGCGTAGACGTTATCCCTGTTAGCAACCCCAATGTTTTTAGTCAGGCGCAGCGGATAATGCTAGCTCAGACTAAAATGCAGCTCGCGGCCCAAGCACCGGAGATACATAATTTACATGAAGTTTATCGCGACATGTATGAAGCTCTGGGTGTTACAGACGTAGAACGTATTATGAAGGCTGTTCCGACAGAGGAGCCTGTACCTATTGATCCTGCGCAAGAAAACATAAACGCTTTAGACATGTTACCTTTGAAAGCTTTTGAAGGGCAAGATCACCAAGCGCATATACAAGGTCATTTAATTTTTGGTACGAGCCCTACGGTTGGCAGCATGCCACCAGTTGCAATGAATTTGCAGAAGCACGTTATGGAGCATGTTCAGATTGCTGCTAGGGAGCAAGCAGCCGTGGCTTACTTACAGCAAGTACAACAACAGGGTGGATCTCCCGCTGATGAGGCGCAGATGCTAGAGATAGAACGCATGACGGCGCAGTTTATTGCGCAGGGTCTACAACAAATAAAAGATTTATCTGGAGAGCTTTCTGGAGCGGGCGCACCTGATCCGTTGGTTCAACTCAAAGAGAAAGAGCTTGAAATTAAAGCTCAGGATAACGCGGCGGACGTAAAGATTGATGAAGCCAAGCTTCAACTAGACGGGCAGAATCAAGCAATGCGGTCGGAGCAATTTGATGAGCGTATCGCTGCGCAAGAACGTCAGACAGCAGCTAGAATACAATCTGCAATGGATAGAGAACTTCTTAAACAAACTAATCGAGACAATTAATTATGAAAAATCGCACTATTAAATTAAACGGTTCGGCTCCGGCGGCTTCTCCAAAGGCTGTAGAGTATGCGGACATTAAAGATCAAGGACGCATTCCTTATGGAAAGACTGCTCCTGCTCCTGTAGCGGGCGGACTTACGGATTTTGCTAACACGCCACGTAGAATGAAGACGCGTGGAACGGGTGCCGCGATCCGTGGCACTACGCACATGGGTTACTAAGATGGCTTGTTCCAAAAAGATTGTGGACAGTAAATTAATTTCAAAGGTTGTTAAGAAGGTGCCTAACCGAGCTTTAAAAAGCTTTAGCCCTATCGCACGACCTCAACGTTTTATAGGAGTATTGTAATGGGTGCTACTTCGGGTGGAGAAGTCGGTGATGGTACGCGTGGCGGAGGTGATACGGGTGCTAGCAGTGGAGGCGACGGAGGCGGAGGCGGGCTGAGTATTTTTGACAAACAACAAAACCAACTCGCGGCAGAGCAGCTTGCGGAGCAGCAAGCTGCTGCTGCGGCGGCACAGCAGCAACAAATAGATGACGCAGTTGCTGCGGCTCTTGAAGCACAGCAAGCGCAAATGGCTGCTGCCGCAGCCGAGGCTAAAGCAACTGCTGATGCCGCTGCTTTAGCCGCTCAAAATATTGGTGTAGCAACTACTTTTCCGGGTATTGGTCAGGCACAATTGTCTCCGGGAAGTAATTCTGTTGGAAGTAATTACGGCGTAGTCGATGCGGCGCAAAGCAGTTCTCCTTTTGATCGTGAAACACAAGGAGGCATAGGCGCTTTTTCGGGTATGGGTCAGACACAAGAACAGTCGTTGATGAACCAACTTATGCAAGAAGGCATGGTTCAACCCAATCAAATGGTTCAACCCGGCCAAATGG